AACTTGCTGAGAATGCTGTCGATGATGAGGACGAGGAAGATGACATGATGCCTCCGTCTGTAAGGATGATGAATGCCTCTTAAGCGCGGTAAATCACAAAAAACTATATCTGGAAACATTAAAGAGCTAATGAAAAAACCCTCAAAAGCTCGTTCTAAAGGCATTAGTACTTTAGCAAAAAGAATGGGTATTACAAGGGAGGAGGCGCAACGTCGTCAAGCAGTTGCGATAGCACTTAGAGCAGCGGGAAAGCCTAATCCTAAAAAGAAAAAATAAATTTTGACATACAGTAAATTATCCGTGATAATAATCACATATTAAACTTTTAAGGAGTTCAACATGTCTACAAACCCTCAATTAACGTATGCAGTTGGCGGACCTAATTCAAACTTTAAAGACTTAGCGTCAATTGATACTACTACTTTAGCACAAGGTAACGTGTCTATCCACGTTTATCCTGGTGAATATGCAGGCCTTACTGGTGCAGTGCTGAAAGACGTCTCTTTCAGAGGCATGGGCCACCAGGATGAAATCATCATCCACGGACCGTTTACAGTTGCTAACACCTCGACTGGAACTATTAACTTCTCAAACATGAGATTTAAAGGTTCTGCATCTGGTGCAACTGCTAACACTTTCTGCGTTGAAAAACTCGGAATTGGTCACACAAACTTACACTTCCAGAACTGCGTTTTTGCTAACGCTGAATCAGCTGTTCGCTCACACACTACCCCAGCTCTTGGAACAACTAATAAAGTTGTTAAGATGGAGTACTGTCATGCGACTAATCTGAATACTGGAATTCACATGAACGCTAATATCGAAGCTTCACACTCTTCTTTCCCAACTGGTAAGCAGTATTGTGTGCCTCTTTCGGGTGCCGTTGAAGCTATTACGACTGCCACAGTTCGTCTGTGTGCTGGTGGTGCAAACGTCGGTCTCATGGTTGAGACAGTCGAAGGTGCAATTAGCTAATTAACCTAAAAGGAGAAATATCATGGCAATGATTTCTAAAAATGCAAAACAGCCAATGGAAGGTAAAGCTTCCGCAGCTACTCCGTTTACAGCCGCTGAAGGTGCAATGAAGACTGGCACCGGCTCTGACGGTGGAGCATGGGCCGCAGATATGCGTGCTCCGTCTCCTTACGGTAATTTCCGTACAGGCGACAATATTCCTGGTAAAAAAGGCGGAATGGCTGGATCAGTCACCGTAGCTAATGAATCAGGAAAAGGCTTTGGTGGTCGCGTCATTAAGGATATGAAATAATGGCTAGAACGTCTTTCGGCAGTGGACTTGGCAGCGGTAAAATTGAGCCAATCGGTGATAATCGGTACGGAGTCCGTGAAATGTATGATGCTGAAGAGATGCAGAAAACTCTCGCTTACTATAAAGGTGGGGGAGAGCTTACTGTAAAAGAAGTCAAAAATCCTTTAACCCAGACCGTCAAGACTGTGAAGAAAAATGGCAATCGTTCCTGAAGTTTTTCAACGTTCGATGCCTAGAATAATTATGACTAGGACTAAGCCAAAGAAAAAAATTACAATGAAAGACATCTATAAGCAGAAAATTAGGTATGTAAAGAAATAATTCTACCTTGCTTATCATAAACAAGATTGCTCTTTTTTATACTATCTTTCATCCATTCCTTGTTATAAGGCGCACAAACAAAAATGTGCGCCTTACTTGTTTCTAGAACTTTATTAATTATAGCATTACTGTCAACATCACAAGAAACAAATACTAAATCATCATCCCCCAACCTAGAATAATCAAAAAGATTACCATCCATGTGTAAAATTTTGATTGAGTCTTTAGCAGGACTATTTTCTACTAAAGATTTAGACAGTTTATATCTTGTCTCATCTATTTCTAGCCCTAATTGTAGTATGTGCTTAAATTTTTTGTGAATGTCATACATAGAATAGGGGTACATACCGCTACCTACCATGACTAATCTTTTACAACTTCTAAACAGCGGAATGCGTTTCTTTTCTAGTAGTGTTTTATAAATCCATGAATTAGATTCTGCGTATCTGTAAGAGTATAGGGATTTTCTTTTTTGTAAAAGTATTGAACGCTGCCTTTTAATAAATTTATCTTTTACACTTTTTGTAATTTTATACTCTTTATCCCTATATATAAAAGTTTTCTTATCATTCTCAAGAGAGTTTTTTCTTAGTCTCATAAATTCAGATATATCCTCTTCAATATCTTTTTCAGCTTGTTTAAGGATTAATCTAAGTCTTCCCAGCTCGCCTTGAGCAACTAAGTCTCTCCAATTATCACCGTAAAAATCTTTTAGACCATCACTAACATCCATGATACATCTCGTTTAAAATTTTAGCGCTATTAGTGGCACCTTTTAAATCAAAGTCGAATTCATTTGGTTTATAGTCGTTCACAAGATTGTTTAAAACGTCCTCGATGTTGCTTGTCTCAGCCATTGTCATTACTTTGAAGTAATCAAAAGGTTCAAAGACGAAAGCTCTTACGAATTGTTCTAATTTTCTGCCACTTTGTCTAGGAATTAAGATTGAAGGAATTTGGCCTTGTAGTATTTCAACAGTGGCATTATATCCTCCGTAAGTAATGTACCCCGCACAGTTTGTGAGTTTATCTCTAAGTTTAGGAACGTATTCAACTAGATATAGATTCTTATTTTTACGTCCAGATATCTTTTGATATTTATTTGCAACTGGCATTATGAAATTATAGTTAGGGAATTTGTCTGCAATCTTAGCGATGTTTTTAAAAAGATACACAGACTCATCTTTATTTAGTCCTGTGCTTACATATATGTTGTTGGTGGTTCTTTTGTGTTTTTGTTGAGCCTCATCGCATACATAACCTGTATACTCAATGAGATGAGATATCATTTTTAGGATTTGTCTGGAATGTGCGTGTCTAGTTCTATCACTAACTAGGGGTAATAAATTTTCGTCTCCATGCACCAATATTTTGTCAGCGTAATGAGTGCATACTACATTTTGTGTGTATAAAACCCAATCCTGTAGAGACGTATTATGAGGTTCATCCCATGGGAAATCTCTTATAGATATAACTATTTTGATCCCCCTTTTTTTACATTCTTCGAAATATCTAAAATACTCATGTGCAAATTGGTGCCTACAAAAAGGAAACCCTTCACACACGAGTATTTTTACTTTATACTTTTCAATCGTGTCAATAAACTGCTTAACTCTAAAGTTAATTAGAGGATTTTGTTGTACTAGTTGAAATACAGAGTTTAAGTTTGGGACTTCATAATCACGTAGAAATGCAATGTGAGGCACAGAGTGTTCTATTGGCGGTTGGAACAGCTGATCCATAACAACAACGTCATTATTTTCAGCTGTTTTTTCAGCAATGAACTTTATTCTCTGTGCGTGTCCGAGTCCTCTATAATATTGAGTTAAAAAGCCTATTGTCATTTTGGAGGTGCTAAATAAGTTTCTCCCATGGGAAAGATTTTTGTTATGACATCAGCGCAAGCTCTTGCGATCACCATGTGTTCTTTTTGAGTTCCGTTCTTTTCCCTAAGATCGATATAGTGAATCCAAGACCTAAGAGTGCCATTCATGTAAAGTCTAGATTCTGTTAGTCCCTCTGGTAAAACGGCTCTAGCCTGTTCTTTTGCAATACCACGCTCCATAGCCCAGTTGTATGCCTTAATAGCTTGCAACCAAACTAAATCTTGTTGTGCTCTCCAACTTTGCTCTAGCTTATTATCGTCAACCTCAATCGAGTTCTGTCTATTTTTTGTATCTTGTAGTCTCGCTTCCCTTGTGACGTGTTTTAATGACGTAGTGGGATCAGCGTATCTTTGCGAAAACTCTTGAAAAGAGAACGATCGATGGCGTAACATTTGCCTAGCAATATCTCTAGTGGTCGTAATTTCAAGACATACAGATACCATTTCAAAAGGAGACCAATGTTTCTCCCTTATTAGATATTTCAACAACTTATCACTAGTTTCCATATTGTGCTGATTATCAGGATTAGATACTCTAGCACAGTAAGCGATTAACTCTTGGATATTATCTCCAACATAAAGACCCTCTTCTGGGGGCTGAGAATAACTTATAAGTCTAACTTCCATTACCTTCTCCACCACTTGATTCTGGACAAGTGTTTGAATACATAGAGGTGTCACCTCCACGTTTATAGATTGTGCCTGTGCTTATACCGCCTTGAAGGTACTTATCTACGCTTTCTCTGGTATATCCGATTGCTTTTTCATAAGGCTTTTTTACATCATAGATGTCAGGCATTAATTTTTTTTTAATTTTTTGAATGTAACTTTTTGCAGATTTGTTTTTCCAAGAAATTTCTTCTATCTCATTAACGTAATTTATCACCATTCTTGGGCGATGATTTACAGTAAGAGTTGCAATTTTTTGAGTTGGCTGTACTGTTTGTGCTTGTTGAAATTTATTTTCAATCAATAACCAAATCTCATTTCTAAACGAAAATTCAAAGAAAGACATTCCATCAGCTAGGCAAAGTCCCTGCTCATATACGAGATCAGTATGGGAGTTACATTCAATTCTATAATTAGGACTTTTAAGTTGAGGATAGATACCTGTTGGAATAGGGACAATTTCGCCTGGTGGGATGGTGACTGCTTTTGATATACAAGCACGCAGCATTACAAACCCATCTAAAGGAGTATCAGTGCTAAAAGACCAATCAATACTGTACTCCTTTTCTAGCTGTTTGGCAACTGTGCTTATCTCAACATTTAGTTCACAGACGTTTGAGTTCTGCAAGAGGCTGCTCTCCTTCTTTGCCAGATACGATTGCATCTTCACAATACTTTTTGAGATTGATTAGTTTTTCATTTCTAATCAACGTTTCAACACCTGCATTTAGATTTTGAATATATTTTGCCCTACCTTTGATTGGGATAGCGTCTAAAAGACTAGGAAGAGTCTTATATTCTTTTGCCAGGGTCTGAGCACGTTTTGGTCCGATACCCTCAATTCCGATAATATTATCTGATTTATCACCTTCGATGATACGAGACAACATAAACTCAGATGGCACAAGACCTAAGTCTTCATAGAGACTTTGCTTTGTCACTTCTCTCCTGCCAAAAATATTAAAGATGGAAACATTTTCATCAACTAATTGAATTAAGTCCTTGTCCGACGAAATAATCCAAGTGTGATCATACTTTTCTGAAACATTTTGTGTGATCCAGGCTAGAATATCATCAGCCTCTACACCACGAAACTTTAACACTTCTTCGTCAAGCTGATCAGGTAAATCATTTAGTACTG